ATAAACCACCAGCAAGTGAGCCAATACTACCAAATAAACTACCCCTCTTTTGCCTCCTAGCTTCTGCCCTAGCCTGTCTCTCTAATTTCTTTGTGTCGCTTTGTCTTTGCAGTGCCCTAGCAAGAGCAGCACCACCAGCAGTGCTAGTCATACCACCAGTCTGCATCATGCTAAATAAGTTATTTGGATTGTTCATGGTAAAATTCCTTTGAATTTAATAAAATTATGTTAAAATACATACTTTAAATACACTCATTATAATATATTATTAAATAACCAAACTGATGTAACTCTAGAATCATTTGGTACATTACTTGGGTCTATAGATATAGCAACTACGTCACCACTGTCAAAAGAAGGAATAATAGACGATTTTGTAAAATCAAAGGTATAGCTAGTATCATCTAATGACATATCTACAGTTACTGTTTCCGTTGCTGTGGTGCTAGGGCTTTCTGTACCGTCAGATGCTTTATGAAATCCTATTACAGTATTACCCAATGCTTCTTCTGATCTAGCAACAACCTTTAATAACCTACCACTATATGGAGCTATAAGATTATTAAAATAATTAATAGTTGAGGCATCACTTACTGAACTCCAAGGAAGATAAACCTTTCCTGACCCAGTGGCAGTGAATGGATGATAGAAAATCATAACTTCTTTACTTATCATACCCCCCACATCTAAATCACCACCAATAGATAGATCATTATTTACAACATAATTATTATTAGTGTCCATATAAGATATCCATAACCTACCTTGTTCCTTTCTATACCTTTCCAATCTATTAGATTTAGATAGATATATAACTTCTTGACCTTCCCTGAGTGAATTAACAGATGGCTGTGATTTTACTACCTGTATCTTATCCTGTTTAGAATTTTGTGTTCTTCTTACTTCTCTAATCATTAAGTATCTCTCTTGTATATTTCTCTATACTCAATACTGATATCGTTTATTTCTACCTTTCTAGAATTAGCCTGTGTATTCATCACTACCGCTATTTTTGTACAAGATACAGGTGAAGTAGGAGTCAACTTTACTGTTTCGTAATCAGCTGCGTTTGTTGCTATTGTACCACTCAAAGAATGGCTAGTGCCATTTTCTTCTACTAATGTAAAATACCCTGTTAATGCACCATCTGATTTATAAGTTATGTATACTGCATAAACTTTTTTTATTCTAGCTGAATTACCAAAATCTAAATCTTTCGTTAAAAATCTTACATACTGCACTGCTTGGAAATCTCTGTATAGCTTGTAAAATTTAGTAGTAATACTCTCTATAGTACCCACTAAAGCATTTCCACTATCAGAAAAATTAGTATGTACTACATTTGTAATACCATCGTGTGTAAAATCTCTTAAATGTGTAAAGTTGCCCTTTTTAAAATCGTACACATAAGCATCTCCATCATTGGAACAACTCTTCACTATATATACTAAGCTAGTGACTTCATCATAAATAATCATTGAGTTTATAGTTACAAAACTGTACCAAGTATCGTCATCTATTTTATTCTCAGATAAATCTACTATTTGAGAACCGTTATAAAAATGCAACCCTTGTTTGTTTACCCACACTATACCATACTGAGTCTTAGCAACCGCTCCATGAAACTCAACACCCATATAATTCTTACTATCTTCTAAGAACCAGTTAGTATCACTAGGGCTAGCTATGTTTATAATGTCTAAACTATACTGTTTATATGCTAGTACTCTATCTGCAAATGATTCTATAGCCGTATAATAGTCAGCATCTCCCTTCGCTGCTTCTATAAAGTTAAATGATGGGAACGTATCAAATCTATTTGGCATAGAATACATAATTCTATCGGGGTAATTTTTAACAGTTGCCGTAGATTTATTAGTTCCAGAATTTTCATCTTTCATCGTTACATTACATATAAAAACTCTATTATTAGCAACTGTAGAATCTTTCCAAAACTCACCTTGGTCACCCAATGCGTTACTAAATATACTAGATGGATACCCATTAATAGTTTCATAAGTAATAAATCCAAGATCTTTTACCTCAAAGTTTGCCGAAGCTGTTGCAGTGGGACAATTAAAATTAGAACTACCAGCATCGTGCCAAGGTGTATAATTATCAGAAAAATTAGTTCTACAACCCTTTGTCATATCAATATCTATAAGCATTATATATTCATCATCAGAACCAACTTCTCTTATATATATTCTACCACCAGATATTCTAGGATCGTAAGGTGACTTAGCTGAAACATTTAAAGACAGTACTTTAAAATCATTATCTTCTGATATTGTATGAGTATTTGCATATGCGAACGGTAATGATTCTTGATTATTATCGTAAATAAAAGTTGAAGCAAATTCATAAACCCCAGAACGTATTAAACCTTCAACATCAGTATGGGATATAACATTTAACTCAAACCCAGTTCCAGCAGAAGCTGGGTATGTAGTAAAGTTAGCAGGTGATGCAGTAGAGGCAGAAGTAAGGTCATCTTCAGTCGGTGCTAATAATGTATTATCTTTTGCATAATATCCTAAATAAGAATTATCGTCAGTAGTAGAACCACCTCCATAAAAATGCCTTCTATTTATCCATCCATACCACTGAACCTTGCAGTTATTCTTATCAGTGGTATCAAAACACCTAATTGAATCATCTATTTTATGATATAATACTTTAGAATTTATACCAGTCGCAGAAGCCCTAAGTGTAATACTATCTTGCTCCCAGTTTGTTCCTGCTGTATTTGTAGAATATACATCTATCTTATGCTCATCGGGATGTGCAAGTAATAACACTTTATCGCTAGTTGGGTATCCAGTAATTGTAGCATGCCAGAACACTTGAGGGGTAGTAGGTAATTCAAATACAACTGGTATCACTTTATCAAGATGTAAATTATTAGAATTAGTTGTACCAGCTTTAACCACTTTATAAATTCCCTGACCAGAACGTTGTAAACCATT